GTGAAGCGTAATCTGTTGCTGTTGGTTGACGTGATAATGATCTATTAGTTGTCATAATACTATTTAGTAGAGTTTTTATCTACTTCTTCCCAGTCTTTTTCGTTAGATTTCTGTTCTAATTTTTTCTCATTTTCAGTTAAAACAATTTCTTTTTGTTCTACTTTTCTAATCTTTTCTTCTAACTCTACTAGTGGATTTGGTTCTTTATTAATTAAAATAAGAGTTATACTCACACTCAATAGTAAGAGAATTGTTAGAAATATGTATAGGTATTGTTTTAGTATCTTCTTCATATGTATATTTAGTGCATAAAAAAAGGGCGACTTTTTTAGGGTCGCCCTCTTTAATTCATTCGTTCAAAAAGAACAAACTTAATATTACATCAAGTTAGTTACTTTAACACGTCTGTAGTATCTGTTAGAGTTGGCAGAACCAGCACCATTGATTACAGCAGCATCTGTAGCTCCAGCTTCAGCAAAAGGATTTGCTTGTAGGCCGTATCTAGTTTTGAAACCGATTTTTGGTTGGAAAGTGTCTTGACCAACTGCTCTCACCATTTGAAGTGGAACATATGGACAATAGAACATACCAGCGTCATAAGGAGAAGTTCCTTTATAACCAACAACAAAGTATTGAGATGCAGAGTTATTAGCACTGTATGGATCAATGTACACTTTATATTTACCATTTAATACACCAGCAAAAGTATTACCAGTATCGTCAACAGTTAGGTTGTTGTTTAACGCAGGAGTGTAATCTAATACACCAGCCATTTGTAACGCAGAAGCCACATCTGAAGAACAGATAATCATATTACCTCTTCCTCTTCTTGTTCTCTGTGCGATAACGTTTGCTTCTCTTTCAAGTTGGAACATAAGTCCTTTGAATCTTTCAACTGACCAACGACCGTTTGAGTCAGTGTCCAAGTCAAAAGTTCCAGCAGCAGTTGTTCCTGTACCAGCGCCTACTTCAGCGTTGATGTAAACAGTTCTTACAACTTCTCTGTTGATTTCTGAAAGGATTTCAGCAGATAGAATGTTAGCAAGTTCAGTTTCAGCATCTAAACCATGGATTGCTTTTAAGTCTTGAGCAAGTTCCATAGTGTATTCAGCTTTAAGAGCTCTTGATTTAGCAGTAACAGTCGATTTCTCGATTGAGAATGCCATTTGAGCAAAAGCATTGTTAGCAGCGTCACCTAATGCTTCAGCAGTAGCAGTCGCCATTCCACCTTCAGCAGTATATGCTCCAGGTGAAGAGTCGTTAAGTACAGCAGGGTTTGTTTGTCCAGCAGATGATGTACCGGCAGAACCAGGTATATTAGCTGTTTCTTTCTTACCTGAGTATTCTGACTCAGCTTCGTCAAACATAGCTTCTGTTCCTGATTGGTTTGTGTATCTGCTTCTCATAGCAAATATAAGACCAACTGGACCAGTCATAGGTTGAACACCAGCGATATCGTAAGCGATAAGGTTAGGCATTGCTCTTCTTACTAGTGAAATTAGAATTGGATCCCAATTTGATACACCAGCAGTGTTAGAAACAGGAGCAGCTTCATTTAAGAAAGCTTGATCCTCTTTTGAAGCTCTTTCTTGGTTTTCCAAGATAGTAGCTGTTACAGCTCTTTTATAAGAATCCGTGATTTTTGGTAAATCAGCGTGTTCTAAAACGGGCTGCCATTTTTTTTCGTAAGTTTCAGATAAATACATTATCGTTCTCTCCCTTTTTTATTATTTGTTAGACAGTTTAATGTCTTTTGTTTTACTAATAGCAGCAGTGTAAGCAGCCATAGCGTTTGATAAATCTTCAGGTTGTGAAGAATCACCAGCAACTACTTCGTCTATCTCGTTACCACTTGTCTTAACTTTTGTTCCAAAGTAACTCTCTTTAATAGTTGCTACTTTAGTTGTAAAGTCTTTTTCATTTGAATACTCAACTTCTTCAGCAAGTTTGTTAAACTTCTCTTTAGCAGTATCAGCTAAATCTTTAGACGCTTCATCTAGGATGTCCTGTCTTTTTAATTCGCCTACTTCTTTAGATTGTTCAACATTTTTACCAATTTCTTCGTTAAGTTTCTTCTCAAGCTCTTCGATTTTGCTTGCTTGATCTTCTAGTACATTGTATTTCTCATCTGGAACATCAATGTAATGATCTTCAAACAATTTCTTTAAGCCAGAAATGAAGTCTTCAGCTATCTCACCTTTGATTCCTCTTTCGATTGCGATAGAGTTCTCTTTCATCCATTCTTCAACTACGTAGTTCAAGTATGAATCAACTTTTTCAGTAAGTTTTGCTTTCTGATCTTCGGTTTCTTCTTTAAGTTTTTCTTCATAGCTAGCATTCATTTTTTTCTTCATTTCTGAAATTTTTGATTTCAGAGCAGCTTCAAAAATTGTAGATGCTTTTGCTTTAAAGTCTTCAGATAAATCTTCATCTTTAGTTAAAGCTTCAACGTCAGCAGATACGTCAATAGTGTCTTCATAAGACTCTTTTTTCATATCTTTTTCCTTTTCGTCTTCGTGTTGCTCTTCTTTGGTAACGTCTTTACCAGATTTTTTAAGAGCGTCAAGAGCTGCTTTTGGCATCTCTCCTTCTTTAACTTCAGATTTTTCTTTATCCGATTTCTCAGTTTCTTGTTCCTCTTTAAGCTTAGGCATTGGGTCAGCAGCGCCTTGAGCTTTTTGTTGAGGGTCACCAGAAACTTTATTTATTTTTTTTGTTGCGTCAGGGTTACTGTCTGTAGGTTTAACTACAGCGGCACCTAAATCCTCAGCACTATTTGATAAGTGATTCGGTTCAGCTGGTACAGCACCTTTTTTTGGAGCATCAGCTTGTGGATTAGCAGCGTTAGCTTCTAATACGGCTTCCTGTTCCATCGCCTCAAAAGTTTTTATTTCGGCCATTGAAAATCTCCTCTTTGTATTATGTTATAAACGTTTATAAATTTTCTTTGTAGTATATATTTATAAAATTATAGTTTTGTAAGAAACGATTGAAAGACTTTTAATTTAGCTTCTTCCAATGATCGCTGTTTAGCGGAACGGACTTGATTTTTCCAAGATTCTATGTCTTTTTCCTTGAGAACACCATTGTCCCAAACCCAACTTTTACTCTCCATAATACCTTCAACAAAGGCGTCTGGAGCAGATGGATCTGCCACAATATCAGCGGCTGTAGCTAAGTAAAAATCATCTTTTACATAGTTTATACCGTTTCTTTGCATTAAAGACCCCATACCTCGACTAGATACTCCTAATTGAGCACCTTCATCTATAAGACCTTTTACAATCTTACCATATGGTGTGTCCATAATTTTTGCTTCACCAATAAAATCTTTACCATCTTGTTTTAGAGATTTAACCATATGGCATACTCTCTCTAAATTTACTGTTGGTCCGTCAGGATGTCCTAACTCGCCAAAGGCTCTGTTTTTATTGATAAATTCTTTTGTATATCTGTTCACTTCTCTAACCAATATTTCAGTTGGATAGACTCTTCCATTTCTATTTTTGATTTCAGATTGTAAGAATACACCTCGTATTTTGTATTCTTTTTTACCGTTCTTTTCTTCTACAAGATATTCGGCGTTTTGTACTTCTTCGGAAATTAGCTTCATAAATTCTCTCTGTGTATATTTATAATTTTTTTTACCTGAACTCTAATATAATTGTATAATTATCACCAACAGCAAAGTTCTTTGTCGATAATAGAACATCACCAGTTGGTGTTGTTGCGTTGTTTGGTATCTCATTTCCAGATACTCTTAGGTCCCAATAACCATTACCAGATAACAATAAAGCAGTGGCATTTGTTGATCCAGACCATAGTATTTCTACTCCAGCTTTGTTAGTATTTGTGTTAATTGAATACCAAATTTTAGATAATTTTTTAGCACCGTCCTCAGTCATAAAGGTTGTTGTTGATGCATCAACTTTGTTAACTAAAGTTTCTCCTGTACCATCTGATAAGTTTGTAAGTTTAACTACGTACTTAATACCAGAAGTATCTGTGATTGTTTGTGTTGATACTGTATCAGCCATATTATCTCCTATTGTGCGTCATAGTAAGTTTTTGATAACTCACCGTTTTCTATTGTTGTTGAAACTGAACCAGTTGTTTTAATATATCTTCTAATATATTCTGACTCACTTGCCATAGCACCCCATATAAAAATACCTGAAACACTATCTCCTAAATAACTTTGGCTTCTAGTAGCACTATCTGTTTCAACAAGCATCACAGCAAAACCACCATTAGTAACATTGGAACTTGCATTAGAAGTTGTCATACTACATCTGTACCATCCGTTTCCAACATTTTCTATTTTATGACCGGTAACAGCCGTACCTTTAGTTCCTAATGTTCCTGTTTGAAGATTGAAATTAGCATAATTTTGAAAACCAAATGTTCCACCTGCTAAAATTTGCATTTGTCTTCCATTATATTTTGCGTACATGCTAAAAGTATATTTTAGACCAGATGTAACAATTATATCTCTAAAGAAAACATTATGAGCTTGAGTATTATTTATTTCAATTATACTAGTACCAGTCAAAGAATCATCAGGTGCAATAGTGGCATTAGGTGTAGTCGTAACTCCATTGTTGTTTAACCAAGCAGTAAAATCTTCAGAATTTGGTGCTAGATTTATTTCACCTCTAATTCTTGTACGAGCATATACAGTTACAGTATCGCTTGTTCCTGGTTTTGTATATGTTCTTATACCACCTGAATATGTGCCAGCTGCATCTGGATAAGTATCAGATGATGTAGCGGTATTTTCATACTCCCTAGTATTATCTGAGTTTGGTACAGTTACCCAAGCCATGTTTAACTCCCTAATTGTTCTATTAACTCGTTATCAAAGTATTTATTAATTTCTTCTATATTAATATTATGAAATTCTGCTACTTTAGTAACAGCGTTTTCAAATGTTTCAACAA